GGTCCAGTAGGTCCTGTACTTCCAGTAGGTCCACTTGGTCCTGTAGGTCCTGTTGGTCCTGTAGAACCTGCAGGTCCTTGAATAGAACCACCACTTACCCATGCTGAACCATCCCAAATATGTAAACTATCGTCTGCTTGTACTATATATGCATCACCTTTTGTATTACCTGACGAAGGTAAGTTACCTGTTCCAGCAACTTGTCCTTCCATTGTAATACCTGTACCAGTAGAGCCTGTAGGTCCTGATGGTCCTGTAGGTCCACTTGGTCCAGTAGGTCCTGTACTACCTGTCGAACCACCTGCTCCTACTTCACCTTTTTGTCCTTTATCACCATTGGAGCCTGCAGAACCTGATGGTCCTGATGGTCCAGTAGGTCCGGCACTTCCTGTAGGTCCACCTGCACCTACTTCACCTTTCTGACCTTTATCTCCTGCACTACCATTACTTCCTGATGGTCCAGTAGGTCCGGTACCTCCAGTAGGTCCTGTTCCACCTACTTCACCTTTCTGACCTTTATCGCCATCATCACCATTACTTCCTGATGGTCCTGTTGGTCCTGATGGTCCTGTACTTCCTGTAGGTCCACTTGGTCCTGTAGGTCCTGTTACACCTACTTCACCTTTCTGACCTTTAGCTCCAGCACTACCATTACTTCCTGATGGTCCAGTAGAACCTGTAGGTCCTGCTGGTCCTGTTGAACCTGTTGAACCTACTTCACCTTTTTGTCCTTTGTCTCCATCATCCCCGGAAGAACCTGATGGTCCTGATGGTCCAGTAGGTCCTGTTGAACCTCCAGCACCAACTTCACCTTTTTGTCCTTTGTCTCCTGCTGAACCTGTGGAACCTCCAGCTCCTACTTCACCTTTCTGACCTTTTGAGCCTGTAGGTCCTGTAGGTCCTGTAGAACCAGTTGGTCCTGTAGGTCCTGATGGTCCTGTTACACCTAATTCACCTTTCTGTCCTTTATTACCTTGTAATGCTACATTTGCTATTGTACCTTTTTCCCATGCTCCTGCAGTTACATCATAGTATGGAACTAAGTCAGAACTAGCAGCATCTGTTGCAGTACTGAATGCTGTTAAAGCAGTCCCTACATTTGTAGCGTCTGTAACATCAGCACTTGCTTCTATTGCATTTAACTTAGAATGGTCAGCATCAGTAAATACATTAGAATCAGTAGCTGCTTCAACTGCTGTTCTTATTTCTGCATTTGTCTGGTCTGCTGTAGCACTTGCTTCTATACCATCTAGTTTAGTACCATCAGTAGCCACATCTCTTCCATCTACTGTTCCTGATACTGTAATATTAGTTGCAGAGATAGCAGCAGTTTGTAAATTACCAGCAGTTATTGTTAAATCACCTGTAGAACTTCCTGTTGCTGTTGTCGTACCTAAAATAAATCCATCAGCACTTTCATCCCAACCCATAAAGGCGTTATCGCCTGTTGAGCCTCTTTCTATAACAATACCTGAATCATTAGAATTAGAACTTGCTCCATTGTTTAGTTCTAATAAGTTATCTGATATAGTTGTATTAGTAGAGGAAACTGTTGATGTTGTTCCATTAACTGTTAAATTACCTGATAAGGTTAAATTACCAAAAGATACATTACTTGATGTTCCTACTGCTTGTCCTATACTTATTGCTCCACCTGAATAAGTTACTCCAGTTCCAGCACTTAAATGAGCTCTTACCTCAGAAGCACTTGGTCCTGTATAAGTTATTACACCTGTTGAATTATTATATGCTAGAGAACCATCTCCACCTGAATCTGTGACTGATACCTTACCTCTAATAGTTGAATCAGTAATAGCTAAATCTACAGCTCCATCTCCTGCATCATCATAAGTAGCAGTTAAATTTGTATGAGAACCATTAGTTGCAAGTTGAGCACCTACTGTATCTTGTACTACTTCACTTAAATCTATATTACTTGTACCATCAAAAGAAACACCATGTATTGTTCTGGCAGTTTCTAATGCTGTAGCTGTGGCTGCATTACCTGTAGTATCTTGGTTTAATGTACCAACTACTAAATCTATAGTACCATCAGAATCTTGATATGTTGCTGTAATACCTGTTTCAGTATTAGAACTAAACATAGCTCCAACAATATCTTCTATTTCTTCATCTGACTGGTCTGCAGTAGCATTAGCTTCTATACCATCTAGTTTTGCATGGTCAGCAGTTGTAAAGTTTTCATCTGTTTGTGAAGCTACAGTAAAGTCTATAGTTCCATCAGCATCTTGATATGTTACTGTAACACCTGATTCAGTATTACTTGATACCATAGCTCCTACAGTATCTTGAATAACTTCTGCTAAATCAATATTAGCAGTACCATCAAAACTTACACCATGAATAGTTCTAGCAGTTTCTAAAGCTGTGGCAGTTGCAGCGTTTCCTGTAGTACTTTGGTTTAGTGTTCCAACTGTAAAATCTAATGTATTATCTGAATCATCATAGGCAACAGTTATTCCTGACTCAGTATTACTTGATACCATAGCTCCTACAGTATCACTAATTGTTTCTGCTAATGTAACACCACCGATAGTAATTGCATCGGCTTCTAATGTTCCATCAATATAAGCATTTCTCCATTGTTGTGTAGAACTACCTAAATCATAAGTATCATCATCATCAGGTATAATGTGTGAATCTATATCAGCTCCAAAAGAAACTGTATCTGTAGCTGCATTACCAAATGTTAAATTACCATTTATAACAGTATTTCCAGTAACAGTTAAATCTGAATCTATATAAACATCATCTGAAAACTTAAAGTAGTCTTCATCTTCCATCCATGATAATACTCCATCGTTAGATGCTGCATTAAAAGTAATAACTACATCACTTTCAGCATTCGTACCGAAAGTTAAGCTATTACCATATAAAACTGTAATAGGACCACCATCTCCTGCTGTTGTCCCATCATGTGAGTGTCCAGTACTTACATGAAATGTATTTACTAATTGATTAAATTCATCATTAAATAAAGCAGCAGTTATGCTGTCTCCATCACTAAATGAACTTTGCCTTGTATATGTTGCCATTTTTTATTATCTCCTGCCTGATGGTATGTAATCTACATACAATCCATTTATTACATAAGGTGCTCGTGTATCGCTACTTAATACTGTAAAACTATTACTAGTTCCACTTCCTTGTAAAGGTATTCTAATCATTGGGTTCGATACTGCACCAAACACATTTGACCCAAAGACTGCTTCTCCAAATACAGAAGAAGGACTAACTGTTCCAAAGGCAAAATTATTCGTATGTTGAGGTATCTCTGTATTAGAATAATCAAATTTCACCTGTAATTCTGGACTTACAATTCCTTCTGCCCCTATTGAAACTCTACAATAATGTAAAGTTTTTAAAGTTCCTAAATCACCATAATCATAATCTGGTGTTTTATATCTTGCTACAATACCTGTTCCATCGAAATCATTACCAGTATCATGATTATAAATATAACCATCTTTAGAGCCATGATAATATCTTTCAACTTCTGTAGCATCAAAGTCAGCACCTATTGCTGTAACTTCTAATCCTTTTGTCTCAGACCATTCAAATCCATTTGGTCTAAGAGTTCCTATAATTCCTCTTTGTGCATTCGGTGATGCACCTAAATTTGAGTAATATAACCTGTATTGTGATTTCTCTCTTAATACTGTACTAGTTATAGTCCATAAATTAATGTTCTTAGCTAATGTAGTAATGATAGGTTGTATAGTTTTACTAACTGTACCTAACTCAACATCACCAATCCTAGCTGTACCTGCAATGGTTCTTATACCATCGGGGGCTAAAAATACTAAGTCACCAGCAATCTCTTGAATACTATGACCACTTAAACATCCTATATTTTCAGCAATAGGTACAACTGCTGTAGTACTTGAATCATTTATATTAATAAGTTTATAAATACTATTTTTACAAAATATAAATAAGTCAGTTCTGAAAGATGCTATACCTACTATTTGGTCAGTTAAAGTAATTGCACCTGAACCTGAACCACTAAAGCTTGTAGGGTCTAATAAAGCACTATAATATACTGTACTTAAATTATCTTCAACACCTGCAGCTATTAAATGTCTATCATGGTGAGTTATTAAACCTACACCTTTTGTACTATTAACTGCTATTTCTTCTGAATAAAAAGTTCTACTGGCTAAAGCACCATTTCCTTCCATTCTAAAACTATATAGTTCATTAGCACCATCAGATATTATTAATTGTCCGTGGTCATAATTAGCACCTTCAAATAAAGCGAACTGTGTTTGTCCTTGTCCAGTTCTAGTTAAAGCACTTCTTCCTGTAAAGGCAGTATAATTATCTCCACTACTAGCTACAGAACTTCTATTTATAGTTAGCCAAGTAATTCCATCTTGACTAAAATAAATACCTGTTCCTGCACAAACTACAACACCATCAGCATAAGGCATTACACCTAATATAGTTGAGGCACTACCTGTAGGTTGAGTACCATTATCACCACCAAATTTTGTATATCCATTAATCCTTCTATATCCACCTTCTACGGATATTTCAAAATTTTGTAATTCAACTGCTGCTCCGGGACTTCTTAATAAATCTATTTGATTAGAAGCTGTTACTAAGCCTCCTTCGCATGCAACTGTATATGGTTGTGCTGTTGCCATAACTAAAAGTAAGTTCTATCGTCTGTCATATATTTAGGCTGTGGATTCAATAGATTTGATTTCATATGCCTCATAGCTTTCTTAAAATCATCTAATGCAAATGCAGCCTGCTGTGGACTTTCTTTAAATTGCCATACATAATAACGAACTCTTGAAGTAATAGTATTACTATATTGTTCTGGAAAAGCTATTGTATCTCCATGAGCTGATAGTTTTGTTGGCTTTGTGAATGCATAAAAATGCACATTATAAACTTTGTCTGGTATTGGACTTAATCCAAATTTTCTATTGTCGGGACTTTTTATTATATATGTAGGTTCACCATGACTTGCATCTGAACCTTCTGCATCATCT